GCCCCTACAGGGGCACCATCCAGTGCTTGCACAACACCCATTCCCCTAAAGGGAATGCATCCATACAGCTGGAGAGCACATGGCTTTATTTTTCCCGTCTATCAAGAGCCGCGATCGTGTTACACACACGGTCCCTATCGAATATCGCAGAACCATCGGTTCTGGACCTCCGATAGACGTTCCTGATGCTATCTTCACTTCTAGTGAGGAGATCATCAGTCAGTCGCACAAGTTCCCTTACGGGACCACTGGCGACAACGGTGGCTTCATGACTCTGACGAGAATCAGCGATGCAGACTCCCTTCATTGGGAGTATTGCAATGGTGGACCTCTATATAACCTCTACAGAGGTGGGGTCTATCCCGCGTCACCAGGGTCGATTGGTTTCTGGAGTCCCAGCTCTGCTGGGGCTGCTCCAGGCCAATCTTCACTGAATGCCGCTGGTGCCACTGCAATAGCGCGCTGTAAGCCTGCTTCACCTCACGCCTCCTTGGCTCAAAGCCTAGGAGAACTGCGTGAGGGTGCTCCGTCAATCCCCGGTGTGCGGGCATGGGAGTCTCGCACTAACGCTCTTAAGGGCGCTGGTGACGAATACCTCAACCTGCAATTCGGATGGTTTCCGCTTGTCTCTGACATGAGGAAATTCTACGAATCGGCCACTCAAAGTGACCGCATCCTCTCCGAGTATCGGAGAAATGCGAATCGAAAGATTCGCAGGGGATATGACTTTCCCGAGACGACCACGACGCGTGTTGCATCTGGAAATATCCAGCTGCAACCCGCGTATTTTGGTCTTTTCGCGCCAGGAACAATCTCAGAGACCGTCACCACCAAGAGGTGGTTTCGGGGTGCCTTCAGGTACTATCTACCCCCTACTGATACATATCAGGATCGGGTTCGAAGGAAGGCGCAGGAAGCAAACCAGTTGTTCGGTGTGCTTCCTACGCCTGAGCTCGTCTGGGAATTGACTCCTTGGAGCTGGGCCGTTGACTGGTTCACGAACGTTGGAGATGTTATGTCCAACATAAGTTCGTTTATCACCGACGGTTTGGTTTTGCAGTATGGTTACATCATGGAACAGAAGACTGTCCGTGGTGATATAACCGTGACTGTTTCTTCGTCCGACAGGGCGAAGTACGGTCTCACTGGCAACGTGTTCACGCGAACTTACGTTCGCGAGTACAAGTCCCGGTATCCTGCAAACCCGTATGGATTCGGAATTGACGACACGTCGCTCACAACGCGTCAGTTGTCAATTCTCGGTGCCCTTGGGTTATCCAAGGGCACGCGTCTCCAGTGAGGAGGCGCACCACAACAACCGAACGGAGCCGGCTATGGCCTTCGCAGATCCTCAGTCAGTCACTATCAATGCTGTCGCTAACTCGCTTCCGCGTGTTAGCAGTGGCATCAACCAGGGCGAATTCCGCAAGGATGACGGTCTGGTCGGTCTCAAAATCACGCACAACTACAAGAGTCGTACGCGACGCGAGATCCGCCTCACACACGCCAAGATTGCGCCGGACCCGTTGGTGTCGTCGACGAATATTAGATACTCTATGAGTGTCTACCTCGTCTGCGACGTCCCGGTTACCGGCTACACCGTGGCGGAAGCGAAGCAGATTGTAGATGGCCTTACGGCCTATCTCACTGCTTCGTCCGGGGCACGAGTCACTCAGCTTCTGGGTGGCGAGAACTAGGAACTTCCTAGATCTCCTGACTAAGGATCGTCTCGAGGATCATGGCTAGGGACAGACTACCCCTTGGAAGGGGGGCCTGTGAAAAGCCTGATCAAGCTCTGGACGGACATGGCCGAAGAACTGGCCATGTGGTGTCGCACTAGCACCATCCGCGATTCACAAAGAGTCGCGGAGCGATTCGAACACGAGGGGTTATCGTTCTTAACGATAACCCTGCCTTCCTTCGGATCAGATCTCCAAAAGAGTCTGGACGATGGGAAGGTCGGTCACGACCACTTCGCCGGTTTTCGGCGTCGAGGCGGGCTCCCCCTGTTTCTAGGAGGTTTCCTTGACCGTGTGTTCGATCGTGGTACTGGTTGTCTGCTCGATGATCCTTGCGTGGATTCCATCTACGCTATACGTCAGCTAACGCTGATGTTTGCGAAGATCGCCTATCCTTGCTCGAAAGAGCGGGAGAAGCGCGCCATCGACAAGTACATCGAGTGTGAGAAGGAAGTGAAGAGTGCCGATCGTGATTTAGCCCCAGAGCTCCTCAAGGAGTTCCAAAGGCTGTCGACACTCATGTTCGGTGATGTGTATTCCGCAGTAGACCGCAAGGTCTTCGATGGTGAACTCATCCCGAACCACGGTCCTGGCAAAACGGCTGATCGACTTACGGGTAACCGGAAATTCGACCAGTCTGAGTGGCCTCTTCGGGCAGAAATGCACTTCCCTTATGGGGATTATGCGCTGCCCAACTGGAGGTTTGCTTATCGCCTGGACCGCGTCACCTTCCTCGAACCTCGGGACGAACGGCCTGTTAAGGTCGTCACTGTCCCAAAGACGCTGAAGACACCTCGAATCATCGCCATAGAGCCAACATGTATGCAATACATGCAACAGGCTCTTATGGCGGAGCTGGTACCCGAGTTGGAAAATTCGGATGTCAGCCAGATGATCGGTTTTACTGAACAAGGCCCTAACCAGGTTCTTGCTCGGCATGGGTCGACCTATGGTCAACTCGCCACGCTCGACATGAGCGAGGCATCCGATCGTGTCTCCAATCAGCATGTACGCGCTCTTCTTCGTCACTGGCCTCACCTTTCGGGTGCGGTGGATGCGAGCAGATCGCGAAAGGCTGATGTGCCTGGCTATGGCGTTCAACGCCTAGCCAAGTTCGCGTCTATGGGTTCTGCTCTCTGTTTCCCGTTTGAAGCCATGGTCTTCCTCACGGTGATCATGGTGGGAATTCAGCGAGAGCACAGACACCAGTTTACCAGGAAGGACCTAAAGTCCTTCTCTGGCCAGGTGCGCGTGTATGGGGATGATTTAATTGTCCCCGTGCGCTATGTGCCATCCGTCATCCAGACGCTCGAAGATTTTGGTCTTCGAGTCAACATGGACAAGTCTTACTGGAACGGGAAGTTCCGGGAGTCTTGCGGTAAGGACTACTATGACGGACACGATGTCACTGTGACACGTGTTCGTAGGTTGTTCCCTACCGGACGGAATGACGTTCTGGAGATCATCTCACTCGTGTCTCTCAGGAACCAGTTGTATCACGCTGGTCTTTGGAAGACAGTGCGTACTCTCGATGACATGATTGGTCCCCTTCTAGGGGGTCATTATCCTCGAGTCGAGTGTACATCTCCTGTGCTGGGCCGGCACTCCTTCCTAGGCTTCATCGCCGAAAAGGAGCACCGACACCGCCAATCCCCTTTGGTTAAGGGGTGGACGGTCAAATCCATAATCCCGAAATCTAAGATTTCGGGAGAGGGTGCCTTGCTCAAGTGTTTCCTTAAGCGCGGCGATGAGCCATTCGCCGACAGGAAGCATCTGGAACGTCAAGGACGTCCTTCAGCCGTCGACATCAAGCTGAGGTGGGC